TCGTCTGTTGTTTTATAGTTATCTAGAAAGTTTTTATAATCGGATACATTATAAAATCCATAAACTATTGTAAGCGCTAACATTGATAATCCAGTTAGTCTTATAACATTTTTACTGTTTTCATCATTGTAAAGATTAGTTTGCGTGCTAGCCAATAATGCGAATGATACACCTGATGCTGTAAATAATGTACGATTTACAGATTCAAATATAGCTGTTTTCGCGAGTAATATATTATTTTCAATTGTTGTCATTTTACTTATTAATAACATATTATTTTACTTTATTTGTAATTAATGCTAATCCTGTAAATATCAATAATATACCTATAAATTGATATATATTAATGGTTTCGTTGAAATAATAATAAGATAATAGTATTGTAATAACGGGATAACATGCTATAATTATTGTGCTAATATTTGTTTCGGTATCTTTAAATAATAATATATAATTGTATTGACCGTAAAAATATACAAACGCTGCTGTAAAAAATAAAATAGTTGCGTGTAGACATTTTTCATTTGTTTTTGTTATTTTTATTATATCATTTGTAACGGTTTTATAATTTTCTCCATATAATAGCAATGAAAAGCAAAAAAATGCAATTATTAATTTAGTTAATATCAATATTGTTAATGAATCTATATCAATTAATAACAAACTTTTATATAATACAGGTATAATACCAAATGACGCAGCTGCTATAATATGGCTTATCATTTACTATATTCATATATTATATTTTACATGATATCTATATTTTTTATAAAAAAGAGTACATAATTAATAAAATCTCTTGAATTTCTAAAAGTTTATTAAATCTCTAAGAAAATTAAATTATGTACTCCTTTTTGTCTAGGAGTAATTTGTATCATTTAATCTAAAAATTGATTTTAAAATAGTATAGAAACATTACAACATGAACTCTGATCTTGTATTCGAAATTATCTTCGATAATGAAAATTACTTCACTGACCTTGACGTTGGAGAAGCAAAGGTGCTTCTATGCACTTACAAACCATTAAGAGAAAAAAACTATATTACAACCCCCATAGAATTAGATAATGGTAGGGAATTATGCAATACTATATATAATACCATTCGCGAAAATATTATAAATGCGAAATATACAGTATTTAAAAACGGCAATAAAGATGATATAAATTATGATATTGATTTCTCTGATATTGTTGATGAATATTATAAGCTATCGGATATTGCAAAGGAAGAAGTGCATCGCATCGCTTTATCGGATTATTTGGAATTTCTAAAACCATGTGCTATTTATATGGCCGAAAAAGAGGATATTATAATGGCTCAAAATTACAATAAATTATTGGGTATTATTGATATTATAGTAGATTACAAAATAATAGCAAAACATAGAGAATGTGTTGAGGAGTTTGGGGAATACGAAGAATATTATATCCAAAAAATGCTGGACATACACAAAAACTTTTAAAAAATGATATATGTATTATTTATATTTTTATGTTTAAAATATGTACAAATGTGTTATGAAAACTAATATTAGCGAAGCTATTTATGATATTAGTGAAGCAATATACAAAGATATGTGCAGATATAATTGCGATAAAAATGATAGTGATAGTGAACTAAATGAAATAATCAATAATTATGTTGATAATCATTTTGATAATATGACTATATATGATTTTAATAAAATAATGTTAGAGTATGGAATTGATAATGCTGTAACTAAATATTCAGTTGATAAAGACCTCAATAAGATAAGTTACGACAACTTTACAAAAAATATTGTTAAAAATCTTGTAATGAATTCATACGAAATTGCTATATAAAAATATAATCCTTTTCATAATTATTGTCTATAACAAGCTGATTCTTTATTTTTGTTATTGTATTTGTATCATATATATTATAAAATATATTATTTATTTTAATTAATTTTAGACCATTGCGCGATTTATAGATAGGATATTTTGCATCCAATAGTTTAAAAGATTCTTTTGTCAGTATCTTTACATTTTTACCCATATATTTCTATTTATTTAAATTTTATTTTTTTATACTAGCAAAAATAAAAATTGATTCTCTATATTTATATAAAGAATATACAAGATACATATAAAATAATGAACGTTTTCCTACCCAAGAACCTCGATATCAACAAAATCAAGTATTCTGAGCTCAAAGTAATGAAATCGGGTGCTAAGTCGGTTTATCTCAATTATGCTTCATCCAAGATTAATATTCAAACTCCTGTTATGAATATTCCTTATGGTGTTAATGATAATCAAAAGTTCATTAAAGACGACCCCAAGCGCAAAGATGAACCCCCTAAATATGATATTACAGTATCATTCAAAGGTATTGATGAGAATCCTAAAATCAAAGTATTTCATGATAAAATGAAAGAGCTTGAAGAGAAAATTATTGAAGATGCATTTGCTAATCGCCTTGCTTGGTTTAAGAATAATTATGGTGGAAATAAAGATACTGTATCTAATATGTTTACACCAATCATTAAGCATGATAAAGATAGAGAAACCGGTGAAATAGCTAACAAATATCCACCAACATTCAAGGCCAAGATTCCTTATAATCCTCTTGAAAGCAAATTTGAGTTTGATGCTTATGATATGGATAACAAGGAGGTTGATTTTACCGAATATGTTAGTAATCTTAAAGGCGGGCGAGCTCAATTTATTATTCAGCTAAATGGAATTTGGTTTGCTGCTGGTATGTTTGGGTGTAGTTGGAAGATTGTATCTGGTAAGTTCCAGCTATCTAATTCGGCAAAGCCAACATTTGTTCCGGAGAGTGACGATGAAGTAGTTGAAGAAGATGATGATGACGATGATGATATCGAAGTAGATACCGATGCTATTAAATCAAAGGAAGTTGTAGAAAAAGCCTCAGAAGCAGAGGAGGAAGCGGAAGAAGAAGCAGAGGAGGAAGCGGAAGAAGAAGCAGAAGCAGAAGAAGAAGAAGAAGAAGCGGAAGAGGAAGAAGAACCTGAGCCACCTAAACCAGTTAAAAAGGTACCCGTTAAAAAGGCTGCGAAAAAATAAATATTTAAATTAATTATTCATTATATATATTACTTATTTTTTTATAGTATAAATAATATTAAACTTATTATAATAGCCATAATAAATCTACCCAAAGGCAATGGTTCATTATAATCTTCATCAAATAACTCAATATTATTTGATATTAATTTAGCTATCATTTCAAGTATTTTATATGCGATAGGTAATGATAATATAACAAAAAACAATCCACCATAAAATGCTGTTTTAAATTTACATACATAATTATCTATGATGCTATCAAATTCTTTTTTTGGTTGTTCCATTTTAGGCGGAGTGTAAACAAAATCAGGAGTATAATTAATATTATTTTTATATGTAGTCATTTATTACATATATTCTACATAATAATATAGTAAAAAATTATTTGGCGATTCTGTATAATTATTATTAAATATTGAAAATACATTTGATAATAAAGATGGTGTATTTATTCCGGACATCCACGTAGGAATATTTTCATAGAAATCATTAGAACACATAGCAAGAGATTTTATAAAATTACAACATAGTATATATAAATCTTCCTTGCATTCTTTTAACATCTTAATACTATCTTTACAAAAATCAAATACTGTATTGTTATCTGAAATATTATTGAAATAATTATTACTTTCTTCAATTTCCAAAGAAAAATCTTTAAAATATTTAACTGTCTTTAATATATCATCTATTGACATTTTATTTAACCATTCGGGGCTATTATAAAACCCCCTTCTTTCTAATTCAATTGATAAATCTGTAAATGCATGCATGTTATTATCCCATCTATATCCTAGTTTCCTTGGTATAATATTATTATATTCTATAAATTTACCTAATTTCCATATTATATTATCAGATAATTTCGTTCGGGTATAAGGATTATATGGTTCCTTTTCTTCGGCTTTACATGTTTTAATAAAAAAATCCAATTCTACAACATCAAAAGCATAACATCCATCAATATCATTAATTATAAATAATCTATTTTTAGGAATACTATTAATATCTTCGCATGAAAACAAATCGTCTGTATTTATAATAGCATCACTATCTATATCTCGCGATAACAAATAAAATTTATATTTATCTTGTATTATTTTTATCTTATGTTTATTGGATATCTTATATGTTTTCTCATTTAATTCATGTAAAAACTCATATACCTCTTTTTTTTTATGTTTTTTATTTTGTAAATATTTTTTACATATTAATAATAGTATTTTATAAGGAATAATCTTTAACATTTCAATAAAGAGAAATCCGGGTTTTTCTTCTTCGTAATCTATATCATTAATATTATCTGTAATATATTTGTAAAGATTATATATATCATTCATTGTTATATGTGATTTTGTTCCAAATATTTTATTATATATTTTATAGATTATGATGTTATTATCCGCATGATTTTTACAAAATACTGAATTTTTCTTAGAATATTTCTTACAAACTTTAAAATTCCTTTTATTTCTACAAATACATTTCATAGTATTCTCCATATAAGTATTATTTAAAGTAATATATTTTTTATTTATATACTTGCCGGGTATAATAAACCAGCATTTATATAACTATTATAATCATACAATTTATCATTTAATATAACATATTTGATACCATCTTTACTAACAACAGTTCCTTTATTTTTTCGTGTTTTTTGATATTTTTGATGTTGTTGAATTTTGTTATCAGATATAATATGATCGGTATAAGATAATTTGTTTGCATTTATATTGATTGGCCAATTATAACATTTATAACCATTCATAAGAGGCTTATTCTTCTTTGCGTGAATAACACAATCTATTGAACTGGATTTTAACATATTTAAAAATACATTTACTAAATTTTCCTTTTTTTGTGCTAGATGCAATATATGTTCATCCGTTGTTAATTCATTATCTTTCTTTCTCAATGTTGGATTATTTGCCAATTGTTCCTTTGTTAATTTCATAATATACATAAATACTTCAACATTCTGATCTTTTTTGGGTAAATTAACGTGACTGCATGTTCTTACCGCACGGCCGATGACTTGATTTATTCTTACAGAGTTCCAGAAATATTCTGTTACTAATACGCGTCTTACATTTTTAAGAGATATTCCTTCTGCACCCGATTGTGTTATCATCATCGTTTTTACTAATTTTCCATATCTCTGATCTATACTATCAATATTACTAAATTGCATACGAATATTATCAGGCAATAAAGAAAACTCACCATTAAATAAATTCATTAATATATTTGTTTTAGTTCTATCAGCATTGAAAACAACATATCTTTTTCCATCATATTTTTTATCAAAAACATCAATATCTTCTAATATATATCCAAACTCTTCATTCTTTACAACATTAATTTCAACATATCCATTTCTATTCATAATCTCTTTAAGAACACCTAATCCCTCAACCATACGAAATTGCGAATATACCAATACTGTTCCAGGTGACTGATTCATATCTTTTAGCATTTCAGCAAATTTTGGACTATAAAATTTCATTAAATTATCTATTTCTATAGCATCGCTTTTACCTAATTTTTCCATAGCATCGTCGAGTTGTTTTTCATATTGTGCAGCAACAACCTTATTAATTTCTTTTTTATCAACTTCATCCGGTTCATCATCATCTTCATTTTTAACTAATTCTTTCTTCATTACCATGCGTATATCTTGTGGGAAAGCACGTTTTATATTATCTGGAAATACAAAATTGCAAACCATTCTACTAAATGCTCTGTATACGGAATTAACATCTGCTCCACCTTTATTACCAAAACGTTTTTTGCGGTCATCCATTTCCATTTCTTTTCGTCGCACATCAACATATTTACTTAATTGATGCCCAGTCATGTTAAGATATTTAAAATTAGCTGGTAACATTGTGGGAAAAAATTCGGAACCGGTGGTTTTATAATAACTTAAAATACCTAATACACGACGTTTAAACAAATCCTCGTTTTTAACCTTTATATTTTCGGGATCAGAATCGTCAATAAAAAACTTATCAAAATCCTCTTTAATATTCGGCAGTGCATAATAATTATGTAATTTACTCTTAATGGATATTTTAACATCCGTTTTATTTAATGCTTTTATAATATCATTAATGATACCGGTTTCATCTTTACCCCATACTTCTTTTTTAATATCCGATAAGTCTCTTGAATTATGAACAAAATCTTTTGTTAATAATACAATATTAATATTTGTTTTATCCAAATAAACTTCATCAACATATTTATATAAATTATTGTCACTTAATGTTTTTATAATAGCTTCTTTGTTTGGAGGTTTAGAAGTTTTTAAAAGTTGTAACTCATAAGTATTCATAGGACCTCTTATTAAATTAATTAATGTAGCAATTTCATATGGTTGATTAATTATTGGCGTCCCGGATAATAATACCATTTTGATATTTTTTGCAGTCATCATATAATTATATATAGAACGAGCTAGACGAGAACCATTTACTATTCTACTTATAAAATTATGTATTTCGTCAATTATTATAAATGTATCATCGAATGGAGATTTCCCTAACTCTTTTATCATTTTTGCCGTCAATCCATTATAATTTATAAAGGTATAGCGATTTCTAATAATATGGCCTATTGTAGCATCAACAACTTCTTTGTATTTGCTAGGTATTTTTGAGTACTTTGTTTGTTCTATTACTATTTCAGCGCCATCGATATCATTATCATATAATGGTACCCACACATGACCGTCTTTTTTAACAATCTTATCAGTAATGGCATATTTGTTAAGCTTTTTCATCATTTCTTTATTTGTTTTAATAACTTTTAGCAATGTCCATGATTTTTTTAGGTTTAATCCGGTCGTAGATATCTTCATTAATTCATTCTCATAATTTTGAGATAAAGATGCTGGTGTCATTATAACAATTTTTCTTTTGTTGATATAACCTTCTGCTGCCGCGATAGATGCTGCTGATTTACCAGAACCTAATTCATGATAAAGTAATATACCTCTATACGGACTATCAAATTGCATATAATCTTTTATAATTCTTTGTTGTGGAAATAAAGAAACTGTTTTAATGTCTATATCACAACTATCTCCTTTGCATTCACATGATTTGTCTTTAACTTTATTATCATATTTGGATGGATGAAATGTATCATATATATATTTATTAAAACCAACGCGATTAGGTAATATCCATTCGCTTGGCTTTACTTCAATATCCATATCTTCTAATATAATAATTTAAATTAATAAAAAAATAATATAATGTATAATATAGTAATGATTAATATTGAAAAATTATTGGATAAATGCGAGTCAATGACTTTATTATGTACACGTACAGCAACATATTGGAGCTATATTAAAATGGCATTTAATATACCACTTGTATTTACAAATTCATCTTTATGTATTATTAATAGTATTAGTACTGATGCGAATACTGTTAAAATCCCAAATATAGTTGTAAATGCAATTAGTGTTCTAATAATATCTCTGTCTAATAATATTAAAGCAAGTGAAAAGTTTGAAATATTTAAAAAATTATCACAACAATTTATGTTATTATCACAAGAAATAGAATCGTTAGATGCTGGTGATGCAAATATCAACGAAAAAATAAAATTAATAAATGTAAAATATGAAAATTTAATACAAGATTGTGCATTTGAAGATATTCCCCAAAAACATAAAACTAATGTAGCTAAGTTATTTGGAGAAGCAAATAGATTCTTACCAATACAATTAAATGGTACAATTGGTAATAATGTAGCAAAAAGAAATATATCAATAAAAGAAATTTCCACAATGAATATTAATGAAAATAATAGCAAAAAAATGAATGATATATCCTTAAAATCTACTATGGATTTAGAATCCAATTTAGAAGTTTAATTTAACTATATAAAAAACCCATATCATCATACATCATACTTTCATCATCAGTATCTTCATCAATTGCAGATAATTTATTTTCATTTTTCTCTTCATTATCGTACATATCATTAATATTACCACCAATGTCCTTATTTTCGTCAATATCCATCAAATCATTTTTTATACCTGCTTTTTTTAGATTACTAATCAGTTGATTATCATCAACGGTTTTATCATTTAATATGCTAAGCTTTTTTTGTTTATTTTCTTCTCTTTTTTTATTTATAAAATCTATATTTTCTTCCATTGTTGGAAAAGTAGATATTTTAAAAATATCAATTAAATATTTTAAATTATTCTTCGCATTTAATTCAACAAATCCATTTGGTAATTCTACTTCCGCGCGCAAAATACCATTTTCTACACTTTCCGGACTAAATGGTAAGCATATTACTCTACTTAATATATATGAGTTAATTCTATTAATATCCACTATTACATCATCATTTACAACCTTATTAAGTTTATAAATATCCCTCAGTATATCCTTAATATATTTTATAGAATTATCAACTAATAAATTAATATTATCATCTTCATAATCATTTTTATATGAAAATAAAAAAGCACATATTTTTAATAAAATCTGTTTCATATTAATTTTTTTAGTAATAAGGTTATTTAGGATATCTTTATTATTTATTCTAGCCGTTTTAGTAACAATATTTATATTGTTTTCAATTAATCTATTAATATTTTTAGAATTATCTTTTAATTCATCTATAATTTTGTTTGGTAATAATGGATTTCTATCATACATTGTTTCTAGCCAATCAATTACAATATCTTCATTATTATTGATATTATAAACATAATCATCAATTTCAATAATATTTATATTATCATCTTTCATTATTTCATCTTTTATACCATCCAAATTAGGAACATATCTCAAATCTCTCGCCACGTTTGTTGCACGATTATTTGAATAAAATTTCTTAATTGCAATTAAATCTTTTCTCCCTGCTTTAACTAAATCAGCATCAGTCTCAAATGTATCATCTATTCTTTTTAAACAACATCCCACAAGATATTTATGGATTTTTTTATAATTCACACCAGGCATATATATAAGAGCATTTACAAAATCCCTTTCTAATTTTTCTTTATTTCCCTCTTTATAACTTTTTAATAGATTTGCTTGTTCTTTTAAACCGCGCTCTATCTTCTTTTTATCAGTATTCAAATCATTTTTCTTTTTAAGTTCAATTATAATATCATTATATTTGTCTGAAATTATCTTTTTAATTTCATCTGATATATTATTTGTGTCTATACCGTATTCATTATCATCTTTGAAACATTCTAATACACATTCTAAAATATATGGAAGAATGCCGTTTTTGGCATTATTTAAAGGCGCGCCATATAAATACCATTTATCTATGAAAGCATTATTTAGATAATTATCATTAATCATTATTGTATTATTTAATATTTTTTCTTGTAAATTAACAATCCAATATGATATGGCAAGAGCAAACATACTATTGAATGTTTTTAAATATTCTTCATTAATCTCATATATAATTTTAGTTATATTGGGATCCTGGTCTTTGATAATTCCTTCAATTATCATTACAGATTTTAGTTTGGAAAAATCCATAATTGCCTTATGTTCAACATCTAATCCTGCTTCGTCAAACGCTCTTTTATATCTGTAATATTTCGTAGGGACACTTTTGTAATAATTAAAAAGCTCATTGCATAATAATTCATAATCTACTTCTAGACACGATATTGTACTTATATTACTTATTAATATTAATACTATACGCAGATGTTCTATAAAACCTTCTTCATTTTTATAATTAATATTTTTCAAATACTTATCGAAATTATTTATAGCCTTATTTGTATAAATATTTTCATCTAAATCATTTGCTATATTATCAATATCTTCTATATCTATTTTTTCATTTATAAACTCGTCATCTATACCACCTTCATAGTTATCTCTATCCGCCCCTTCTTTTATGTCTTTTGCTTCACGATAAGATAATAAATATTTTTTTCCATCTGTATCATAATCAAATATATGATCTTTTGAATATTCAAATAATATTTTCATATATTCATGTTCATCAATTATGTTCTCTATGTTTTCGTGTGTATTTATAATGTTAGTTATAGCATCAATACCTTCATTAATATTAATATTTTTAAGGGAAGCTCTTATATTTTTAAGCATTTCTTCTGGGTTAGCATCATTGAAATGAATTGAATTGATAATATTATGTATGTTAAGTGTTTTTATATCAACTAATTCATCTGATATAATATTATTCACACGATAGTCTTCGAGAGAGTCTTTAAGATTAGCTAAAAAGTTTATTGTCTTTTCGTCAAGTTTAACTAATTTTATAGATGAAGATAGCTTTTCAAAAAATGTTAACTTTTTATTAATAGTATCACTCTTTTTAATTCTGTATGCTCTATTAAAATTCTTGCGTTCTTTTTCATATTTCGTTAGACCTCTCATATGTTCGCATAAAATTTCAAAATCCTTATCATTTATAAAATCCAATGAATGTCCGAATCTTTTGAAAATATTATCAATATTGCTATAATCAAGAGCAAAGCAGTCTTTGAGATATTCAATAATATCATCTATTTTAGGTGTAACATCTTTAACTAAATTAGCAACATTTTTGTATTTAGCAGAGTCTACCTTTCTAATATTTGTTGAATTTTTAAGGTGTGCTGCGATTTTTGTGTATATATAATCATTAACAGTAGATACAGGTATTTTATAATATGCCGATAATATTGGTAAATTTACATCATCGATGGGATAAATAGGGTAATATACCGGATAATCTTTTTCATTAGGGTCTATCATGGCGTTTATGCGCGAAGACGGTTTAAATTTTAAATTTTTAGAATTACTGTCGTATTTAATTGAAAAAAAATATCTATTCTTTGCCTCATCGTGCTTAATTGTATTTAACTTTGTTAATTTATTAAAATTCGCTGCATCTTCACTTAATTCATCCCATAATAATTCGTTATCTGCCTTTTCTGCTTCTGCGTCAAATATATAGTTATCGTAATTAGCTAAATTACCATTTTCAGTTTTTTTATAATCTAAAATATCATAAAATAATTGTGTTACTGATTCGGATCTTTTTTTATTTTGAAACATTTCATGCAAATTCTCATAAATATCATTACGGGATAATGCAATAAAAAAAGGGTTATCTTTAATAATTTCGTCTAAACTTAATATTTCTAAATATTCAATGTCATCGATTTCTTCATCTTCAATAGTATAAATATTATTTTCTATTTCAATAGACATTCAAGATATCGCTTTCTCTTTTAATACAAAGATATATAAAATATTTATATTTTACGAAATGTTATTTTTAATTGAGAATTTATTCCAATTTATTTTAATATTTGACAATGTATCTATGATGTCTTTACAATTAGCCTCGAAGAATGATATTACAGTCTTCTCTTCTGTAACATCTTCTAGTGTAATTCTCACAATCATTAATTGTTTTAATGGATGTGGACAAATATAACCCGCATATACACACGTCGTATCGTTAAATTTATTTTTTTCACGAATATATTTATTATGTAGAAATGATTGAATAACATTTCCTATCGTATCATCTTCGTTTTCAATAATAAATTCGTAACACCCTTCTATATCTTGAAATTGTTGCAATTTAATTTTTGTTGAAGCATCTAAATTAACTAATTCTTGTCTAATATTATTTAGTTTTTCAATCATTATATCTAATGATTTAGGTATCAAATATTTCGGTCCTACATTAATATTAATATATTCTATATCAAATCTGAATTTGTTAGGGTCACCATATTTATTTTTATAATAACATCGTTCTTTATCTAAAATATTATCGTATTTTGATGCTTCCGATGGCTCTTCTATAAATGTAAAATTAGATAATGATACTGGGTTAAAAGATGCATTATCGCGAGCTGTTCTTTTTACAACATTTGCTTTAAAATGTAAATGTTCACCTGGTCTTAATCTTGTAATTAGAATAGTATCATTAGATACTTTATTGGGTGGAAAAAGCTCTTTTAATTTTTTTTCAGATAACTCTTCATCATTCATAGTAGCTTTAATATCACTTGTTTTAACATTCAGTGTTTTATTACCATCATTATTTACATTCAACTCAATCTTCAAACTATTATCCTCGTATATTTCAATTTCTTCTTCTGTTAAACAAATTGGAATAAGGCCGATACGATGTATAATAAATTCATTATGTAATGCACCTGTATTTGTAATAATATTAACGGTTGGCTCATCTTTATCTAATTTTTCTCCAATCACTCCTGGAATTGGAATATCTGTGAGAATTATGCGCCTTAAACCATTAACAATGGCTAAATCTATATTATTTATTTCAAAACTGTGTTTATTAGTAGGGTCTTTAATATCAAAGGTATAATTTTCAAACATTCTATCCTTACTTATATATTAATAAAATCTATATCTTATATATATCAATTTTTAAATAAAAAAACAAATTATTTTTTAATTTTATTAATCATCGATTTTAGATTATTAAGAGTATGTACTCTTACTTGTCTTCTTTTTTCTAGTAATTTTTGCCCGTCATTTGCCCTTATTTTTGTGTCTTTTTTTTTTATAATTTTATTAATATGGTTTTGTAATTTCTTGATACTCTTATTATATTCATTGGCTTTTTTAAAGTCTACATTGAAATCATTTTGATATTTACTCAAATGTTCTATTTTACCCAGTTTAATACATTTTTGTTGTTTAGTAATATTTCGTAATAGTTTCTTTTCCAATGAACATTGTTGCTTTATAATTTTATTTAATAATTTAATGTTATCTCCAAGAGTTTTTCCACCACCAACCTGTATATTTTTCATTATATTTGATATTTTATTATTTAAATCTTTTTGCACACTTAACCTAATATTATTCATATCAGTTTGCATACCTATTTTTTCTAATTGATTGTTTATAATTGAATACCCACCTTTTTGACATGAGCTATTATGATTATTTATTAATTCTTGCTGATTAGCCTTTATATTATCATAGAAATCCTTAATATAATTCGTAGAATACATGTTATAATCTATTATAAAAAAAGAATTTAATTAATAATTTTTAAGTTTTCGTTACTATTCCATATATCACTAATATTATTATTAATATCATTGGTAATGTTGATAATACTGTAACTATCCAACTCCATAAATGGCATTCTCCCGTTGTTAAACAAGTTATATTATATGCTGTTATTAATATCAATAATAAATATAATAGGTATCCAAACATATATAACCCGACACCTTCCAAATAAATATTAAGTATTAAAGCCGTAATAGTAGCTATTACACTTATTACTATATAAACCCATCCCTGTGTTGAAAAATAGCTCATTCTAATATAATAAGATAAGATTATTTAGGAGATTAGACTATTCATAATCGCAAAACACATTGATGTTCTAGGGTGCATTTCATTAATTGGCGTTGATGCAAAGAATTGAATCAATGTCTTAATATTTTTAACATCATTGCATTGACATAAATAATAATATACATTAGATGATGTAATCATTTTATCTTTATACGTTGAGGTTTGTAGATTTCTAAGTTGAGCCAAATGGTATTGAATAATTGGTGGAAATTGTTTATCCAAATCCTTATTCATTTTATATCTACCATATCTCGGATAATATGTCGTTGTTGATACATAATAATTATACAAACTATCTTTAATAGTTGAAATTAGTGTATGGATAATATAAGTTGCATCAATCTGTCTTCCATTGTTATCAATTGGTAGAACAATATTTGGAACATAATTACTGATATAATCCTTAACCGTATAATCCTGTTTATTTTTCATATATACGCTAAGAATATTCATCCATGTATTAGGATGGCACGGGTCAGTTTCTTCTCTATAATTAATAATATCAGTAGAAACTTTATAAAGTTTTACTACATTTTCAATTTTCTTTTTGATGATTAGTCCATAACTGTATTGATTCTCATTGATATAACTCATTGCTTCTGTAATATTCCCGAATTCTCTCGGGTAGTTAATACCAATATTCGCTAATTCTTCCACTTTTGTATGAATGTCCTCTTCGGACAATGTTACTCTATTCTTTGTATTAACGTGAATTAATTCTTTGTAATTTTCACCCAATACATTTGTATAATTAATAATATGAATATTTTCATGATGAATAATAATAAACTCATAAGCCATTTCCGGATTCAATGAAGCTACAAACTTATTTCTAAGAATAATTGAAATCTCATTGGGATGAAGTTTCATATCTTCACTTGTTAGCTGATTTCCATAACATTTATATAAAATCTCATCGAGCATATTACCATGTGTTTTATTAGGATGAGAGAACTTGGAACTATTCGCATCAGGACAACTTGATGTTCCAAAGTACCATTCTCCATTATGACAATATACAGTAATCATTGTACCATCATATGCTTCATAACACTTATCATGATCGCTATAAATATTTGTCATATATGTATTCGCATCAACGCGAGTTGGAATTGAATTCGCATATGTAACAACGACGTTATTATTAAAAGATAGTGTGAAATCTAGTACGATACTTCTACATTGTTCATATAGTTCTTTATATTCATAGATTTCACCCATCTTATAATTATTGTGTAGCAATACAATATCAGAACGATTCTTGAACTTCTTCACTTTGATATTGGGCCACAAATGATATTTTTTCAATACCATAATCAGACAATTCGCATATGTCTTATTATCGTCGTTAATACTATTATAAATATCATAAGTCTCTGAAATAATTTCATTGACGTTTTTTGGGAAACTGATTGTTGGTTGAGTTGAATTCATAATTGTTATTAATATAAGCTATAAGTCTTATATCAATTTTTATTTTTCTATTTTATTTTTACAATATTTATCATACCATTGTTGTCCTACTATTTTTGATGCATCATCGCTCGTCATTTGATTTTGTATAATACCTTCGCGCATTTTCAAGAAATATTCTAAACTCTGATATTCAAAACCTTCTTCCTTTGTCACCATTTGGTATAACATAGGATATCTCTGTTCAAAGAACTCAACTTTTGCGATATTATCTTTTAAACTGGAAATAATATCTTTAAATTCCATTTTGTTTCTTTTTTCTTCTATGTAAAGCATAATATCCTGTACCATAGTTCTTATTTCATCAGTTTCCATACCATCTTTTACAAAAGCATGGTCGTCTTGTGTCTTCTGCTTTTTATCTTTTCTACCCATTTATATAATGTTAATATAATATTCTTCTTTATATACTTGGATTAAAAGGAGTACATAATTAATAAAATCTATTAAATTTCAAAAAGTTTATAAAAATCATAGAAAAATAAGATTATGTACTCATTTTTAATTAGGATACATTTTCAATATAATATATATACAATATAAATAGAGATATCATAATGAAAAAAGAATTAGAATATACTGAACTAGATTATTCGCCTGATGTTAATGTACCTCCTCCTCCTAAAAATGCAGGCTTATATACAGGAGACGTGCTATTTGATAAAAAACCCTGGGGTAATACCTATGTAATTCCCTATGTTGAACCTGATGCTGTTTCATATAGTGCTCTTTTTTATGCTAACCACCATATACCATCATATAATAGACCGGGTAATAATACAGTAAAAACTGACTTATATAAAAAATATAATAAAACCGATGATAACTATAATTTCAGCTGTCACATCAATGAAACCTTCGGTTGAGGTTTTCTAATATTAATCTTATTTTTTCTAAGAAAATCACAAATGTACTTATATGTCTCGTCGACCTGTTCAAAAGTTATCCCTCCCGTAATTAGAATACTACCACTTTCAAATAATGCCCCGGTTACTTTTTTACAATCACCTATTTTACAACCACTACCTTTGCCATAACAATTCGTTGGACAATTGCAAATACCATTCTTACACTCGCTAATTTTATTCCAGAAATATTCAAGTTTTACACCTTGATAAATACCGGGTTGAAAAGAGCATTTATTATTATAATCCTCACCAATAAATAATCTATGAATTTCTTTGCGTTTCAATTCAAATCCATTTGTCATCTCTGGATTAGTATATACCTTGAAATCTGTATTAATCATCCTGATTTTAAAGTTCTGATAACTCAACATATCAATATTATTATCCTCTGATAAGATTTTGCTAGTTACATTTTTATAAATATTTCTAATATTTTCAATAATGTAATTTACTATAATTTCAGTATCACCCACCTTCTTAATACCCGTCAATTGGATGTTTCCATTTTTAAAGATTTTTATATTTGGAATATATTTATCATTAAACATATAAATAATAGTAACTTGATTATCAAATCTATTTTTCTTTACCTTATCCTTCTTGCTTTTTCTGCGTTTTTTTGGATATGTCCCCCTCGAAACATCTTCGCCATCTTTCATAAATTGAATCCATACGATACCCTCATTGTTATCAAAACATTCTTGTTTAATATCAATATTATCAAACAAGACATTTAAATTAAGATTAATATTTACACCAATATTGGCATTACAAGTAATTGTTGAAATTCTATACGGAGAAAAGTAAATCTCTGACATTATACGTTATATATAAAGGATATACGCCTTATATCATTTTTTATTTTACGGACTTTAATTTATTTTCAATTATATTTTTTAATATTGAAGGTTCTTTTCCCTGGTTATTAATATTGTCAGTTATATTTTTGATATAAGATGTATTAACTATTTCGTAGTTATGTGTAGTTGTTATCATTGGTGGTAAATTTAATATATGTGTTTTATCATTAGTTAAATGACTACTTCTAAACTCTTCGATTGTTAATGGTCCATTAAATATTTTAAGTAAAAATCGCGAAGGCGATGGTCGTATTGGTCTATTGCACCCATAATGTTTACTTAACATTTGTATCAAACTATTGATTTCCCAAACCTTATCACTACCGCAATGAGAAGAGAAATTATAAGCATTTGCACACTCGAGGGAGCAAAAACTACCAAACAAAACATAAGAATCTGTTTTAACATTATATTTATAAGGCATCCCATATGCTCTATTTTCTATCGGATGACAACACCAATAACAGTTATTGTTACTGTTAAGTATATCTTTTGAATATCCATAGTCTAACATAAATTCACCATTTGTATCAATGTTTTCTAAATTATTGTCCTGTATATTATTATAATGATTTGAATCATTTAAATAAAAACAATCAGGTTCATAAGGTTTTGGTTGTTCGCGTATATTATTATTATCTACTTTGTCGTTTATATCCTCTGTTATCGGTAATTGTAATATAATATCCTCGTTTTCAACTAGTGTTACGTCTTTTACCATAGTATTCATTAAATTCTTTTTCTTTTTTAACTCTATTGCTTTTTCATCTTGATTTTTTGATTTTCTGGGCATTTTATATTTTATTGTTAATGTATATAAGGCTATATTATTTATATGTATTTTAATCAAAAAACTTTTTATAATTTGACATACTGCTAACAATATCTTTATTCATTTTTTCTATTGGTGTTATAGTTTGCTCTTTTAAATTAGTAGTAGCAGAGGGTTTTATACATTTATTTTTAATCTCATTTATCTCCTTACTTAAAGAAGCTATAACATCAATTAGATATTTTATTATAAAACCTGCTAATAATATAATTACTAATACAATTAAATCCATTCTTACTACTTTCAATGAATAAAAAAATTAAATAAACTTCAATTGCGCACTACCATTTATTATAGAAAGAATATTCAATTCTTTCACAAAGAATTTAGCTTCGTATAACACGTTGTAATCATAAGTCTCCCCCAATATAGCTTTTGTTGCATTTTGTATGGCATTGAATATCGCATCGTTATTATAATCATTTGTTGTTATCGTAACAGATGTTTTAATTTGCGAATTATTATATGATCCAGAAGCATTGATTTTCTCAGGAAATAATGCAAACGAATAACAGTATATTCCGGTTCTAGGTATATTAGTGTGATAATAATATGGTTGAATATTATTATAATATTCTGCATTATAATCTGCGCGACTTGTATCATTAGCCCATTTAATAACCGCTCTATTCATAATGCTCATATTTTCAGAATATATAGGCGACGCAGTGTAATTAATATAATTATTATATTTATTTAACATATCATTTCTTCTAATAAACCATACAATTTCTTTTACATGATTATTAGCATTAGTAATATCACATGTTATAGTAGATTGTGCAGATGTGTCAATATTTAATTCAGTCAATTTAACAGTATCTATAATATAATCCATACTATTCGTTTCAAGAAGCATTTTACTCCTTTCTGTACTGTCTAAAAATACATATGTCAAATGTAATTTATTTTGAACATCATGGTTCTTATTTTTTATAAATGTTCTAATTGATATGTTAGAATTATGTAGAGAATTATAAAAACTACTCGATACATACGTATTTAATTTATCCGTCCATACTTTATATAAACCCTCAATTGCGCGCTTATTAGTATATACGTCTAATGTAACTTCATTATTTGCTAATTTTAATAATGGTAATGCTAATGATGGATTCCTCGTAAACCAAAAATTTAATGGTATCTGTATTTCCCTTTCTTTAATACTTGGAGTATTGCTTGCAAATGTAGAAACTGGATAATTAATATTATATAACTTATTATTAACAAATGTATATTTTGCCTGAAAACTATAAGGAGCAGTATATTCTATTACATTGCCAATCAACTTATTATATTCTATTCCATCTTTATTAGTTAATTCATTCCAAATATTCATCCAATCGCTATATAATGTTTCAATCGTATTTCCATCTATCAATAATTCTGCACGATCTATATAATTATAACCTATATTTTCAACCCATCTAAATCTTAATTCATTGTTCGAATATATATTCGGTATTTTAAATGATAAATACATATTTGTTAATAAATCTGCGCGCCTTTCAATCTTATATGTCATCTTTACACTTTGATAAAATCCACCACTCGCATTATTTATCGGAGGAGTCTCATAGCTATCTAATGAAAAGTTGGTGTGTTTTTTATAAACGTATTTGTAATAATTAATACACGGATTAGTTGTTATATATTCATCCATTTGCCCCGTTAAAACCAGCTGCATTAATCCGCCACCCATTTTATTGTTATATTAATACCTTAATAATATCTTATATATTATTAATAAATTTTTCTAAATCAACATATGTTCTGACACCCTCATATGATTTAACCATTTTATCATTGTTATCGGATTTATCTATAAGTAATATTGATGGAAACCCTTGTATATCAAACTTTTTAATTCGATCCATCTTATCTTTCATGTTATATTTCTCAAATTTACACTTATCCGAATTAGCGCTCTCTAATTTTTCCCAAATACCACTTTTACTGAATTCATCACAGTGACCACAACCGTCCATATAATAATATTCTAAACTATATTGTTTATTATTGTTATAAAAAGTTTCGCATATATTCTTACTGTTTAACATTAAAACAAATAATATTAATACAAATGTCGCTAAAATAATGTATTCAATCTTAAATGTTTTTTTCACCATTTAATATATACTTCTAAAATACTAACAGATTATTATTTTTACAACATGGTGTATTGACTAAATGATTAAAAAAATCAGTACCATTATTATGAATAAATTTTTCATAATTAGTTTGTTCAATCATTAATATTCTACAATCTAATTTATCATAGTTTGAATATTTATCGTCATTTATCATATATACACTATTGTTATTATGTTCCAATAAATATTTATAAATAACTCCATTTTTTTTTAAACCGTAAACTATAAGAGTTCTATATACTGATTGATTCTTATAAACCTCTTCCAATTTGTTTACAAAATCACTAAACGATTCAATGCTATTTATAGCAAGCGTCATTTTATATATAATATTAACAATGCCTTATGTATTTAATTATATAAGATTATTTATATAGTATTATACATTGCAATGAATGATAGTATTATTAAAATAGATATAGCTTATTTTCAAAAGAGATATGACCAAATTGGAGAAATACCGGAAAATATTAAAAATAAAGCTATTGATTTAAGTGATAATTATAACTGTTTTAAATCCTATTATGACCCTAAAATGATATGGGCAAAAAAAGTTTATAATAAAAAAGAAAAAACAACAGTTCAGAAAAATAGATTTCATATTATAATTCCAGATTTTACCGATAATTCATTATTGAAACGTAAAATACTAGGTTTACTCAATAAAATAACAACCAAAAATAAATTATCATTATATGATAACGTTAAAAACATCATTAAAACTAATGATAATCATACTGTCATCGAAATAATATGGGAATATATTAAACTGAATGAAAATGATTTATATAGTAATATATTGAGCTTCTTTGATAAAGATTTTTCCGATAATTATATAGATTCTAAATGGAAAAAATATATAGAGTCTCGTGAATGGGACCCTCCTAAATCATTTTATGATAATGATATACTATTACTAAATGACGAATATGATTTATACTGCGACTATGTGAAATGGAAAAAAAATGTTAATAATATTAATAATATATGGTTGAAATTTAAATTTGAAGAAATAGAAACATTATTATATTCATTATTTGATTATACCATTCTTATTATACAAGAAAATAAGGTCTATAAGCATATTATAGATATATATTTAGACCAAATATTGAAAATATTAACTGTAACTAAAACACCGGATATTATTAATAAAATCAGAGAAATAGATAATTCAAATTTTAATAGTTCTACAAAATTTATAATATATAATATTTTGGATTTGGAAAATAAATAATTTCTATATTATAGTATAGAGTAAGAAACATAATAAATAATATGAGGGAAGAAAACAATC